GTCCAGGCTTTCGTAGCCGCTGCTCTTCGCCAGATATTCCAGCGCGTGCTCCTGCAAAGTCCGTGCGCCCTCGGTGTCCAGCGCGTTGTACCAGTGGTAGTCCTCGTGCAGCACCGTGCCGAAGATGTCCTGCGCGTTGTCTCCGAAGAAGATCCGGGCCGTCTCGGTGTCCACATAGGCCCTGACTCCCGGGTCGTTCTGCAGCACGTTCTTCAGCACCGCATCCGTGCCGGTGGCCGCAGCATTCAGGCTGATGATCTGGCTGGCCGGGTCGCTCTCCTGCCGCATCGTACCCTTGGCGTACACCTCGCCCCTGCCGCTGGTGCTCTCGCTGCCAAGCGCGCCGCCCAGCCCGGCCATCTTTTCGGCGTAGAGCATCCGTTCGCCCTTGCCCTGGGTGTAGGCGATCTCAAGGGCCGTCCGGCCGGCGTCGGTGCTCAGGATATAATTGATGTCCGCCGCCGTGCCGCTCATGCTGCCCGCCAGCTCCAGCGCCTGCGCAAAGGTGTCCGCGCCGCTCCGGCCCAGCCGGTACAGCGGCGACGCTGCGGCAGCATACCGGTCGGCGTCCACCCTGTCCGGCATATTTTTGCTGATGGTCTCGGCTGCCTTGTCCGTCACCCGCCAGCCTTCCAGCGCCCGCTGCACCTCGGCCTCTCGCTGAGTCTTCGGCGCTTCCGGCCGGAGACCCAGAGTCTCCCGCAGCGGGGCGTTCTCGTAGCCGTCGGTTTCAGCTGCGGCGGCAGCCGCTTCACGCACGTTGTCCGGCGCAGCCGTTTCCGGCATGGCATCGCCGGTTTCTGCGGAAGTGTCCTGTACTGTCTGCGGCACACTCGCAGCTTCGCTGGGCAACTCTGCACTCTGTACAGCAGGCGCAGCTTCGCTTTTCACGTTCTGCTGCGCTGCAATATCCCGCAGCATTCGGCGGGTCGTGCCCGCAGTGTCAGGCAGCGTCACGCCGTAAGCCTGCTCAAAGGCCGCACGGTTTTCCCGGTTCTCGGCGTTCGGTGTAAACAGTCCGATGGTCTTGCCCGTCAGGCTGTCGCTCGCCGCCACTTCGGCAAACTGCCGCACCGCCGGGTTTTCCGACTGCACAGCAGCCTCGTTTACGCTGCTGTTTACTCCTTCCGTCTGCGCCCGCGGCGCATCCGCCCGCTGCATACTTTCAGTGGAGCTCCGCTCTCGCGCGGCGTCAGCCGACGGGAACAGTGAGAGGTTTTCTTCCCGCCCGCTGATGTTTTCAGTGGCCGCAGGTGCAGCCTGGCTGAGAGGTTCTCCCCCTGCCAGCGCTCTATCAGCAGATCTATCCGCAGCCGGCTGAGATGGCTCCGCCGCCCGGGCCTCCCACTCCTTCTGCCGGGCAGCGGCCCGCTTCATCCGGTCCATCTGGTCATAATGCTCTGTCTGTCCCAGCAGGCTTGCGTCTCCTCCGTTCAGCTTTGCCAGCCCCGAGCCCACAGCGCCGCCCAACGCGCCGGACGCGCCGCCGGAAAGTCCGCTTTCCAGCGCGGTGAGGAAGGTGTCTTTGCTGAAGAGGTTCTTCGCCGCCTCGCTGTCCCCCAGCGCAGCGTCAATGGCCATGTCCGCATAGGTCTCCGCAAAGGCCTGCATCGAGTTGTCGATGCCGCCCGAGATGGCCGCAGCCACCGCCGGGTAGCGCTGCGCCAGCTCCGAGCTGCCCGCCAGCCCCTGCACCCAGTCCGCGATCTGTCCTGCCAGTGTGTCCTTCGCGTAGTCCGAGCCCATGGTCTTTGCAAGGTCAGCCGCGCCCACCGAGTTGATGGCCCACCCTGCGCCGAACTTGGCGAGGCCGCCGCCCAATGCCTTACCCGCACTCTCGCCCTTCTCCGCGCTCTGGCCCATGGCCTCTGCCGCTCCCTGTGCGCTCAGGACGGGCAGCACTGCCGCCGGGTTCACGCCCGCCACAGCCAGGTTCTCCGCTGCGCTGGTCACGGCCCCCGCCACGGCCCGCTGGGTCGGGCTCAGGCCGCTCTGGGCCGCAGCCGTCAGCTGCTGCCCGCGGTCGTAGAGCTGGTAGCCCACGCTCTGGTTCTTGTCGATGCCGTCGCTCACTTCCAGCCCCGCCAGCCGCTGGCGCATCTCCCGGATCTCCTTGGAGTTGTACCCCATCGAGATCAGCTCCCGGTTCCGGCTCTCCGGCCAGGTAGGGTTATAATCCATGTCCACGTCGGTCAAAAGGTCGAAAAGACTCTGGGCGTGTTCGTCGCCCTTTACCTCCTGCTCCACCTGTTTCCAGTTCTTCAGGGTGGCGTCGATGTTCTTTCCCGCCTGTACGCCGTACTCCGCGCCCAGCAGCGGGGCAGCAGCCACCGTGTCTCCGATGCCGCCGATGGCGTTCGCCGCCCGGCGCACGCCCCGCTGCCATGCGGGGATGGCGTCCAGCGCAGCGTTCATCTTCCGGGCCTCGTCGATCTGCGCCTGTGTCCAGCCGCCCTTCCGGATCAGGTCGGCGTCCGTGTACGCGCCGTGGGTGTTGTCCACCCGGCGCACCGCGTCGGCCAGATTCTTGTTGTCCCCGGTGTCCAGCCACTGGTTGATCCGGTCAAACTCGTCCGGTACGCTGTCCTTGGCAAAGCTGGCTCTCAGCTCCTGCGCCCGGCCGCTGCCGTAGGCCATGGCCCCGCCGTCCACGTTCTCCAGCACGTTCCCGCTCTTCGCCGGAACGCCCCATTTCTGCCCCATGTCCAGCGCCCGGGCTGCCGCTTCCGGCATCTGCCGCGCAGGGCCGCTGCCGCTGTCCTCTGTAGCAGCGCCCGCCATTTTACGCCCCGTAGAACTTCCAGCGTCCAGCGGAAACTTGCCCGACACGCCAGTGGCGCTTTGCGCCCGGGTTGCGGCTCCCAGCGTCTGCTGCGCTGTCGCTTGCATCCCGCTGGCCGCTGCCCCAACAGCTCCTCCCTGTTTCGGCCACTGGCCGCGGTCGTCGCCGTTGCCCCTTTTAAGGGGAGCTGTCGCGTCAGCGACTGAGAGGTCCTGCCGGGCGAGTGCTCTTCCGGCAAGGCTGGTATCATTCCTCGCATCCACCTCCCCCATGTCGCTTATGTGCCGCTCGGTGTACTGCTGTAAGGCTTTGGCCCGGGTGTTCTGCTCCTGTTCTGCCTGACGTTGTGCTTCCTTTTTGTCAAACTCCCGGCTCCACTGGCTCAACTGCTCCTTGGTGACGCTGCTCTTCTTTGTGGTGGTGTTCTGCGCAGTGCTGCCCGCCCCACTCACCTTGTCCGGGTTCTTTGCGGCAAATTCCCTGCTCCATTGTGCGAGCTGCTGTTTGGTTACTGCCATTCCGTCTTCTTCCCTTCTTTTTGTCTTGACAAATAGTATTGTATTTGTTATTCTGTTATTGAGGAGATGATGTCGTGAAAAGTTATTCGTCCCGCGAGGTCATAAAGGCGCTCAAGGCCGACGGCTGGTATGAGGTCAACTGCGTGGGCAGCCACCACCAGTATAAACACCCCGCCAAGCCCGGTCGCGTCACCGTAAAAGACCCCGATAAAGATATTCCCCGGGCTACGCTTAACCGCATTGAGCAGCAGTCCGGCCTTAAATTCCGCTGAATGATAGGAGGCTTTTCTGATGAAAAAGAATCTTCCCGACCGTTACTTCTATCCTGCCGTGTTTATCTACGAGGACGGGCAGGAGATCGCTGTCGATTTTCCCGACCTCGGTGTCGCCACCAGCGGTACGTCCGAGGACGACGCCCTGCTTTCCGCCCGCGAGCTGCTTGGCTGCGTGATGTGCGGGCTGGAAGAGGACGGCGAGCCTATCCCCGCCCCCTCGGCCCTGTCCGCCATCCAGCCTAAAGAAAACGAGCGGGTCGTGCTGGTCGATGCCTATATGCCGTCCGTCCGGCTCGCCAGCGTCAATCGTTCGGTAAACCGCACCGTCACTCTCCCGGCGTGGCTCAATGCCGCCGCCCTTGAACGCAATGTAAACTTCAGTCAGGTCCTTCAGGACGCGCTCAAGCACCAGCTCCACCTCGCCTGACTTTATCCCAAAGCCTCCTGCACACGGTCGTGCAGGAGGCTTTTCTGTTACCCTGCCAGCTCAAAGGCTTTCCAGATCTCGTCGTCCGTGTATCCCTGATACTTCAGGCTGTTAAAAATAGTCTGGTCATCCGAGCCGTGGTTCCTCTGGCCCTTGATGGCGTTCGCCGCCACCTGCGCCCGCTGCGGGACACTCGACTGGCTTGCCGTTCTTCCGGTGCTCTGGCTCTGTCTGTTACTTGTCCCAGTACCCCACTTGTTTTCCGGGTCTCCTTTCCAGCTCTGCCCCGTCAGACCTCGGTTCGTCTCCAACAGGTTCGGGGTGTCGTCCTTTATCCAGCCCGCATCCGTCAGCGTCCGCTTGTAGTAATCATATCGCGGGTCACTCGCTTTCATTGTGACAAACTCCTTCGACATACTCAGCAGCTGGGCATAGGTCGGGCTGCTCCCGCTGCTTTTCGTGCCGCCGCTCCTGCTGCCCGAAGACCCGCCCGAGCTGCCGCTTCTCCGACCGCTGTAGCTGCCGGTGGTGTACTGAGGTGTGTAATTCAGCGTATCCCTGCTAATGCCGTACATGTCGGCTACAGCCCCTGCTGCATCGCGGAAACCACCCTCGTAAAGGTCGGTGATTCCCTTCATTGCTGTCAGATAATCCGCCGGGGGAAGCTCAGTCGTTTTCTCCGTGGTCCAATCGTTGAGAATGCTGGGGTCTAAGCCGTTCGCACTCAGGAACTGGTTCAGGAAAGCTTCGCTTGCACCCCGTTCTTTATAGTCAAGCGCTTTGTCTATCGCCATCTGCTGCAGCTGCGCCTGCACCTGTTTTTCTTGCAGCTCATGTTCCTGCTTCCACTGGTCATATCCCTTGTACCGGTCGTAGGCGGTAAAGCCTGCTTTTACAACATCGGTGCCTACCTGCATCAGATTATCCCAGAAGTTCTGCTTCTCCTGCGCCGCCTGGTCTGCCCGGCTCTTCTTGTAGTCCCGCCAGTCCTGCGCGTTGGCCACGGCTCCCTGATGCTCCGCCGCCTCGAGGCTGTCCTGGCTCTGCAGCGCGCTCAGCAGCCCCGAGAGGCCGTTCTGCTTCAGCTGGTACAGGGTCAGGGCCTTGTCCCGCAGGCCCGAAAGTCCGCTGTCCACGTTCGCCATGGCCTGCTGGTAGCCCTGCTGGGCCACGCTGTCTGCGTAGCTGGAGCCGTACCCGCCGCTCAGGGCTGCTGCGCCCGCAGCGGCGTTCTCAGCCGCCGCCCTGGCATTCGCCTGCGCGCCCGCGCGGTACTGCCGGTAGAGTTCGCTGTCCGTGCCTACGTCATAGCCCGCATTGCTGGCCGCGCCCATGCTGTCCAGTGCCTCGTTGATCCGGTCGGTGTAGTTGCTCTGGTACGCCCCCGGCATCGCGTTCTCCGCGTCCTTCTGCGCCGCCTGCGCGTCCCTGTATCTCTTAAAAACTCCCATTTTCTAATCTCCTTTCCTCTTAGCCTCCCCTTATTAGGGGAGGTGTCGCGCCGTCAGGCGTGACGGAGAGGTTTTTGACCGCTCAGCCCCTTCCGGGCCGGGCGCTTTATTTTCACAGCAGAAACGGCAGCAGACTTGCGGCAACGCTCAGGATCGTCCCAAAGAGGCCCGTCCCCCGGCTCTTCTTTGCCTGGCTTTCGCTGGCCGCCTGATTGTACGCGCTCTGATAGTAGTTGCGCTGGTTCTCCCAGTTCTGGTAGTTGGTCTGGTACTTCTCGTAGTCCTGTGCCTCGGCCTGCTGGTAGCCGCTCAGCTGGCTCTGCAGGTCGCTCTTTTTCTGGGTGTACTGGTTCAGCGCCTGGCTGTACAGGCTGTTGGTGGCACTGCTCAGGCCCGCCATGGCGTTCTGGTAGGCGCTCTGGCCCGCCTGGGTGCCGTAGCTGGAGCTGTACCCGCCCGAGATGGCGCTGGCGTTGGCCTGGGCGTTCTCGTTGGCCAGCTTCGCCTGCCGGGTGTAACTGTTCTTATACTGCTCGTAGGCCGCATCCCGGGTGGGGTCGTAGCTAAAATCCTTCATCCCGTCCAGCTTGCCCATCACGCCGTCGATCTTGTCCTTGTACTGGCTGGTGTAGCTTTCCGGCTTCTTCGCCTCCCACGCATCCAACTGCATTCTCGCATCGCTCACTCTGCTCATGTTCTCTGTCCTCCTGTCAATGTGTTATTTCAGCTTCTCCTGCAGATCCCCCGCAAGGTTCTCCGTGTCAATGTTGCTCAAAATGTATTCCAGCTGCTCCTGCATCTGGTACAGATAATTCCTCAGCTCCCGGGCGCTGTCCGCATCCAGCTTTTCCAGCCTCGGCATGGAGATCTTCGAAAGTCCCACGATACTAGCCACGTCTCGGCACACCTCCACTCACTCTTCCGCCCTCGCTGCTGCTCAGCGTCATGGCGATGCTCCTCACTGCGATCTGTCCTTTTCCGGTCAGGCGCAGCCGCATGGTGTCGTGCCGGGTCGGGACAAAGGGCAGGTTCACCTGCACCCGCCTGTCCCGGGTGTCCACCCGGCCCTTTTCTTCCCACTCGCCGCCGTCGAAGCTGGCCCACAG